TTGGTGATAATTTCTATAAAAAAATATCTTCATTCCAGTCAACAACATCTATGTTTTGGGTATTAGCACCTGAATGTAAGTTATTAGATGAATTAACATATCTAGTACCTGATTATGACAAGGAATACGTACATCAGTGGACGCCAATCAATCACGAGTCACCAAACTTATTCTTAATACCAAAAGATTATCCAGTTACTAAGAAAGAAGCAGATCATTTATTTTTTATCAGCAAGAAAGAAATGGATGATAAGATTTCTAAGATTGGCTATGATATATTACAGTTAGATACTAATGATGATGTTTATGATTGTATTACTTCATTCCAGTCAACAACATCTATGTTTTGGGTATTAACTCCTGAATGTAAGTTATTAACTGATCTAACATATCTAGTACCGGATTATGACAAGGATTATGTACACCAGTGGACACCAATCAATCACGAGTCACCTAATTTATTTCTAATACCAAAGCATTATCTAGTTACCAGTCGAGAAGCAAAGAGTTTATTTTTTATTAATAAGAAAGAAATGGATAATAAGATTTCTAAAGTTGTCTATGATACAATACAATTATCATTCGATGATGATGTTTATGAGCGTATCACTTCATTCCAGTCGACAACATCTATGTTCTGGGTGTTAGCCCCTGAGTGCAAATTATTAAATGAATTAGATTATGTAGTACCTAATTATGACAAGGAATATGTTCATCAGTGGACACCTATTAACCATAATTGGCCAAATTTATTTTTAATACCAAAAAATTATACTATTTCTAAAAGAGAATCTAAAACTTTATTTTTTATTAATAAGAAAGAAATGGATAATAAGATTTCTAAAGTTGGGTATGATATACTAGAATTGGATACTGACGACAATATATATGATCGGATTACTTCATTCCAATCAACTACGTCAATGTTCTGGGTATTACATAGTGATTCTGAATTATTAACTGATTTGACATACTTAGTACCCGACTATGACAAGGAATATGTACACCAGTGGAATGCTTCAAATACTATTCATTCTAGATTAAATCTTATTCCAAAAACATATCCTATTGCTAAAAAAGAAGCCGATAATTTATTTTTTATTAATAAGAAAGAAATGTTAGAAAGTTTATTTAAAGAAACTTATGATATAATTTTTATATCTTATAAAGAACCAAATGCAGAAGACAATTGGATGAATCTAAAAAGTAGATTCCCACAAGCTAAACGGGTGCATGGAATTGAAGGTATTCATAATGCTCATATACAAGCAGCTAAGATATCTACTACCTCGATGTTTTGGGTGATTGATGGTGATTCACAAATAGTAGAGGATTTTAATTTAGATTATGTTGTTAATCCATGGGATAAAGATTCTGTATTTGTGTGGAAAAGTAAAAATTCAGTTAACGATCTAGTATATGGTTATGGTGGCGTTAAGTTATTTCCAAAGAAACTTACTTTAGAATTAGATACATCAACAGTTGATATGTCTACGTCTATTAGTAAGAAATTTAATCCAATGGATGGTATTAGTAATTTAACTATATTTAATACTGATCCTTTTAATACATGGAAGAGTGCATTTAGAGAATGTGTTAAAATGTCAAGTAAAGTAATTGACGGACAAATCGATAATGAAACAGAAAAAAGATTAGATGCTTGGTGTACGATTGGATCTGATAAACCTTTTGGTGAATATTCTATTAAGGGTGCAATGGCTGGTAAAGAATTTGGATTAAAATATTATGATAATAAGTCTATGTTATCTAAGATTAATGATTGGGAATGGTTGAATAATGAATTTAACAAACTCTAATTTTCAAAATATACCCTGGAATGATATAACTAGTTTTGGTCAAAAAACTATGTTAAATAATCCTTTATTCTCAGTTAGTTGGATACTTGGGAGATTCTGTAACTATAACTGTTCATATTGTTGGCCTTATGCCCGTAGTGATAAACTTGATCATTATAGTTTAGATCTTTATAAAAAAACTATCGATGAGATTAAAAGACAAGCACAACAAAACGGATTTACAGATTTTCATTTCAGTTTTAGTGGCGGTGAACCGACTGCTTATAAAGATTTCCTAAATCTAATAGAATACTATGCTAATGATACTGATCCTAAATATCAGAGTTTTCATATGACTAGTAATTGTAGTCCGGGATTAAAATGGTGGAAGAGATTAGTTAGTAAGTTATCTCTTTTAGATAGAGCAAGTGTTACTGCTAGCTTTCATGCAGAATTTGCTAATGAAATAGAATTTAGTGAAAAGTTATTATTTCTTATGGAGAATAAAATATATGTAACTATTAATCAGGTTATGGTTCCTGATAGGTTTTATGAATATTATGATCGTTGTAAAAGATTTCATGAACGCGGTATTCCAGTAACTTTAAAACCTCAAAGTAATAGCACAGCAACAGAGATAGTTGTAGGTTATACAAGTGAAATGATAGACATTATGCAGACAGGATTTCCACAGAGTTTTAAACAAGATAATATCTATCAGATAGAATTAAAAGATTTTAAAGGAAATATATATGATTTTGACCAAGCTGAAAGATTTAATTCTTTTGGATTTAATAAATTTAAAGGATGGAATTGCAATAGCGGATATCAAAGTGTTATAATTCGAGGTAATGAAGTTAAACGTAGTTACAGTTGTTCTGATATGTTATTGGGTACAATAACTGATGGATTTAAAATTTTTAATTCTCCACAAACTTGCATAACAAATAATTGTATAAGCTCAGCAGATTCGAAAGTTCCAAAATGGAAATTATAGAAGTTAAACAAAATTATCCAGAAGAATATTTTATAATAGAAGTAAGTATTGGAGATATTTGCAATTTCCAATGTCAATATTGTTATCCAGGATCAAATTCTGCTATATATAAATGGCCAAACTATGAATTGTTAGTAAAAAATCTAAGTCATTTAGTTGATTACTATATTAAGAATACTAATAAAAGAAAATTTGAATTTAATATTTTAGGCGGCGAATCGACACACTGGAAATATTTTATTCCATTTATAAAATATTTTAAAGATCGATATGATTGTATATTCTCTTTAACAACGAACGGATCAAAAAATCTCAATTGGTGGAAAGAAGCAGTTCTATATTTAGATCAAATATCGATAAGCCATCATCAACAGTTTACAAATATAGTTCATACTAGAGATCTTGCTGATTTAATATATGAATCAAATGTATTTGTTAACATAATGATAATGATGGATGCTAATGATTGGGATAACTGTTTAAAATCAATTGAGTACTATAAAAAGAGTAAAAGAAGATGGTCTATAATTTGTAAAGAAATTATAGATAAAAATATAACATATACAGATAAACAAAGAAAATTAATAAAAGATTATAGAATACGATCTTCTAACCCATTTTGGTTTTTTAAAGTTAATAAACAATATAGAAGTAAAGTAACGGTGATTGATGAAAAAAATAAATCATATAAAATTCAAGATAACACATTAATATTTGAAAGATTAAATAAATTTTTAGGATGGGAATGTAGTTTAGGAGTAAATTGGATATCAATCAAGCATAATGGTAATATATCTGGTATTTGTAATAATTCTTTGTACAACATAGAAGAAATATTAAATATATATGATATAAATTTTATTGAAAAATTTCAACCTAAAATAATTTCTACAGTTTGTAAAAAAGACAGTTGTTGGTGCGCATTTGAAGCAAACATGAATAAGAAAAAAGTTATTATTTAAAAAAATGAAAATTGATATAGAACATATTTTATTCTGGATGGATGCAATTCGCAATAGCGATAACACGAATAGAACATTGGAAAGTTTTTGGAAAGGTCAGATTAAAAGTAAGATTTGGTTAATAGAAAATCTAATGGTGCATGTTGCTTCTATTGATAATAATATAGTAATTCATGGCGGGTGGAATGGAGTTTTAGCAAGTTTATTATTTCAATCTAGTATAAAAACAAACAATATTATATCAGTTGATATTGATCCAACTTGCGAAGACATATCGAGAACAATGAATAAGATTGAAGATATGTTAGGAAAATTTAAAGCAATTACTTGTAGTATGGATGATTATCAATATGAATATTTTCCGGACATAGTGATTAATACAAGTTGTGAACATATTACACAAGATACTTATAACAAATGGTTAAAAAAAATTCCATCTAAGTCTATTATTGTATTGCAAAGTAACAATTATTTTGAATTAGACGAACATATTAGATGTGCTAATGATATAACAGAGTTTATCGATCAAAGTAATATAAAAGTTTGGTCCTCATCAATAATGGAATTACCTAAATATAATAGATTCATGATAATTGGAAGTAAAAAATAATGTTTAGATTTGATCAATTAGATTCGGTACATTTAGAAATTACAAGCAATTGCCAAGCATCTTGTCCAATGTGTATTCGAAATGTTAACGGTAGTGGAATAAACAATCGATATCAAATCCGATCTTGGAATATTGATGAGTTTAAACTTATATTAAATAATCATGTTTTAATCCAATTAAAAGGAATTATATTTTGTGGTAATCTTGGAGATCCTATAATAAATGATGATCTTTTAAAGATGGTTGAACATATTAATTTAATTAACCCAGAAATATATGTGAATATTCATACTAATGGAAGTATGCGAACACCGCAATGGTGGAAATTGTTAGCACTAAAATTACCAAAAAATCACAATGTTATATTTGCATTAGATGGACTTTCTGATACACATTCTATATATAGGATTGGAACTAACTTTGAAAAAATAATAGAAAATGCTTCAGCTTTTATATCAGAAAAAGGTAATGCAGAATGGGCATTTATAACTTTTAAACATAATCAACATCAAATTAGTCAAGCTAAGGAGATGGCAAAAAAAATAGGATTTAATACATTCCAAGTAAAAAATAGTACAAGATTTATTGGCGAACCTAGACTTCGCGTGAGAGATAAAAATGGAAATTTTAAATACTTTTTAGAACCAGCTGATAATGTTGAATTAACATATGTAGATCAGAGTATTATTGACAATTATAAAGATATAGTAAAAAATAGTGATATTGATTGTGTAGTAAAAAAAAATAAATCTGTTTATATAGATCATTTAGGCGATGTATATCCTTGTTGCTGGTTAGGTGCTTCACCTTTTACATATCATAATTTAGATGATGGCGCTTATCTAATTAGAAAAGAAATTGATAAAGAACATTTAGAAATGCTAAATGAGCTAGGCGGAAAAGAATATATCAATTCTATAAGTCGACCATTACAGGATATAATAAATGATAATAAATGGCAATCTATATGGGATCAAATATGGAAAGAGAAAAAATCGATTACATGCGCTCGTACGTGTGGAATAGCAGAGAAAAAATTTAGTCAACCAAGACACCAATTTACAAATAGGTATAATTTTAATGAGTAAGGAATTCTGGATTCAATCAGAGTTAACAAGAATCGGTCAAGGACAAAGACAGATAATACAAAAAACAGGATCTTCTAGTTTTTGTGTATTACCTTGGATCCATCTTGCTACTAGGCCTAACGGTGATGCTAGATTATGCTGTGTTACAAATGCTAGTGGTGCAGTAACCGGAGACCATACTGTAGGTTTAGTAAAAAAAGAAAATGGAGTTCCTGCTAATTTTGGTCGAGAAACACCTCTCGAAGCATTTAATAATCAGTATATGCGAGATGTACGTCTAACTATGTTAGATAGTAAAATTCCTGCTAGTTGTACAAAATGCTTTGAAGAAGAATCTAATGGTGTTGTAAGTAAAAGATTATGGGAGATATACGAATGGAATCGAAATGGATTAGATTTTTCTAAACTTATTAATGACACTAATAGCGATGGAACTGTTCCTCCGGTAGTTCGATATCTAGATTTGCGTTTAGGTCATACTTGTAATCTTAAATGTGTTATGTGTAGTCCGCATGATAGTAGTCGTTGGTTACAAGATTATGATAAGTTGATAGAAAAAACCAAAAGTTCTCAAATTTTAAAACAGGTAGGATTTGATAAACAAGCATTCAATAATACATGGTATGAAAAACCAGAATTTTGGAATGATGTATTTGAACAAATTCCTAATATTACTCAGTTATATTTTGCCGGAGGCGAACCTTTGATGATCAAAGAACATAGAAGGTTTTTAGATGAAATTATTAAAAGAGGATATGCTAAGAATATTAGTCTAAGATATAACAGTAATGGTATATTTGTCAATGACGATATAATTAATATATGGAGCCAGTTTAAACAAGTAAGATATGCTTTTAGCATAGATGCTCTTATGGAAAGAAATAACTATATTCGTTATCCAACTAATTGGAAAGATATTGAACGTAGTTTGTGGTTAATGGATAATTCTCCAGATAATATTCATTGTGCTATAGCGTGTGCTGTACAAATTTTTAATATTAAACATATCATTGATTTCGCTAAATGGAAATTAATCCAAGGATTTAAAAAAATAAACAAATTTTCTCTTGATGAATATGAAACAGGTGGAGGTATTATTAATTTACATCTATTGTATATTCCGACATTTTTAAGTGCTAGACTATTACCTCAAACTGAAAAAGAACAAATAGAAAAAGATTTTTCTGAATTTAAAAAATGGTTATGGGAAAATTATAGACAGGATGATAATTTTTGGAAAGATAATCCGTATGGGTGGAGTCGATGGGAAGGAATTTTAAAATTTGTTATGGCAGAAGATCATACACATCTTTTACCTGATTTTAAAGAATATGTAAATAATTTAGACTCTATACGAAATATATCTTTTTCTAAAGTTTTTCCGGAGTTAAGTAATTTAATATGAGATGTTTAATAACAGGACATACTTCAGGCATTGGCAGATCTATCTATAATAGATTTAAAGAGATAGGGTTTGATGTAATTGGAATTTCAAAAAGTACAGGAACTGATATTGAAGAAAATTACCAAAAAATAATTAATGATGCGTTAGGATGTGATTTATTTGTTAATAATGCTTATCATAAAGATTTTCAAATTAAATTTTTAAACGATTTATCAAATAAGATCCCATTTATAATATCTTTAGGATCAGTTGCTGGATATTATCATGAGTATGTATCAAGTAAACACGAATATTGTACTAATAAAAATCATTTAATTGATTTAAATAAAAAACTATCTTTTCATTCAATTACCAAACTTTTAATTTTAAATGTAGCAATGACAGAAAATTCCACTCCGGATTTTGGATGTTCGTATAAAGATATTACTGATATATGTGAATTTTGGTTAAAAAATCCAACATTTCATTCTATTGATTTTAATCTTAAATTAACTGATATTAATTTAAGATTAATAGAAGATGAATTTGGAATTAACGGGCTAGATTTAATTTAGTTAGCGGTATATCTGCTTCACACGTACACCAATTTCTTGTACATATGATTGGATCTTTAGGAACTATAAAAACATCATTGTATATATTTCCTAAACTTCCTCCAACGCGACATGTTGCTCTATGTACTTCTCCATCCCAATTAATCATTAGACTTTCTATACCAGCATTACACGTCCAACCGCTAAATTGGTTCATATGGGATTTAATTATATCGTTGGCATGTAATAATTCTTCATCGTCTATTATACAGTTTGGTTCTGCTGTTTTAGTAGATCTCTTAATCCACTGTAAGTCATAATGATCGTATCTCATATCATTAAACAAATCATGATTTCCTTCTGTCCATCGTATTCTCCGAATGACATATGGAATTTCTAACGCCTTACAAGAAAACACTCCACCTTTTACTTCATCCATATATTTGTGATGCGCCATGATATGGACTAGTATTTTTGTATCAGTTTTAGCAGAATGGAATGCTACTATATGCTCAAATGATGTTTTACTATTCTTCTCATAGTGTAAACTAAAAACATATTGATCGATGTATCTTGATTGATCTACATACCATTTTCCTGTACGTGTAGCATTAGTAGTCATGCTCAACCAAACAATATTATCCGCAGCATTTATAGTTTCTAGCAGTTCTTCTATCTGAGGATGTACGCTAGGCTCGCCTCCTGTAAGACTTAGACGCACAGGCTTGTCTAATGCATTTAAAACCGCCACTGTATGTTTAAGTATTTCTATGTCAGTATGTGGACTGTGATTATCGTGGATATATTCTGGGCAATAAGCGCAATCTAGATTACAACGTTTTCCTAGATTCCATTCTATTTTAATTGCACCTTGATGATTCCATCTACTAACTATTTTATACATTTAATTTACTATGCTTTACGAGTGTATCGAAATATAAATCGCTATTAAAAAATTTAATTTCTTTAACTTTTGGATTATTTCCTAATATTTTGTCACCCCAGTCTAGTTTACATTTATGATTTGGTACATACCAATCACTAGTATTAGGATGATAATCAAGAAATACATCTGTGATTATTATCTCGCCTAGAAAATAATTACCCAATGAAAGTTTGTTTAAATTATTTAATGGTATTACATAATTTGATTTTTTAGTCCACTGATAGAACCTTTGTACATCGCCAAATAAAAATGGATAATCTAAATCAAATATCATTGTAGTTTCGGAACTTATAGTTGATTGTATATTTAAATCAGTTAAATCGTCATTATTAGTGGCTATATCTATCCAATCTTTTCCTAAAGTTCCGTAACCTAATAATAGTTTGCCCCATTTTCTTTCAGTAGTTAACCAAATTTTATATTCGTCTTTAATAGGTACTATTTTATTTTCAGGATTTTTATAAAATATAATTGATTTTTTATATTTAGATAATTTTTCATCTATTTTTGATTCAAGAGCATGTATTAAATGATTTATTTCTAACCATTCTTCTGAAAATAAATTATTTGAGAGATTTTGAGAAATTACAAATTTATGATGTAAAATATTAAGATTTTCTTGTGTTAGTGGTAGGGGTATTTTTAATTCTCCTACTTTTTTACATAAATTATCTAATCTATTGATTAATATATCGGTATCAAATGCATTTGAAATTCCCATAGAGAAATTTTTAGAATTTTTATGTATTTCTTGCCATATATATTGTACAGGATTATTATTTAAATGATAATATAAATCTAATTTTTCATTAAATGATTCTATTGTAATTTTTACAGTATTATATCCTTGAGAATTGTAAAATATTTCTTTCATATAAAATTCCTAAATTCTGGAATAATTTCTGTAATAGATTTTTGTTTTCTATGATAATCTAGTCGATTATTAAATTCTAAATATTTTTTCCATAGATGACTTTGATCTCGAGATTTAATATAATTAATATTACTATTAATTAAATCTATAGTAAAATCTAATAGTATTGGTTTTTCTCTAACTAATTTAAAATTTTTAATTTTTGGTTTAATTGTTTCTAATCTCTCTATAACTTCTAATTTTAATTCATTAGGTATAACTTGTGCAGAAAGTAAATTAGGATATTCACAATAATTATTGTAAAATACTATACCTAGATCGTCTAGAAAATATTCTATCATTTTATCTAATATCATAATATTTCCAGCTTGTACACATACTGCTCCTACGATACGTGAAATATTTGGTACAGTTTGTATACTCTTAATATTATCTATCATAGTTTTCCAATCGGCATTTCCTCTAATGTGCTCGTATGATTCTCCTATGCCGTCTATACTAACATTTACTGCTACACTTTTAAATTTAGGCCAGTAATCCCAAACATTTCTCCCGCCTTTTATACCTAATACGCTCATATTTGTAGCATATTTAATTTCAATTTGATGGCCATATGGTGCTAACATATCTAAAATACGATAATGTTGTGGATCCATTAACGGTTCTCCGCCTGCAAATTCTGCTCTACGGAAGAATGGTACTATTTTGGCAAAGCTATCCCACCAATTAGTATTATCATCAAAAAAATCTAAATATGGTTTTTTTTTAAGATTAAGGTCATTAATTGCATTAACCATAAAATTATCTTCACTCTTATAAAAATCCTCTACTTGATCCCAATCGTTCCAACTAGTACTATCCATTGGGTGGCACATTTTACATTTAAGATTACAAAGATTATTAAGTTTAATTTCCATTGTTGGAATTTCAAATGGCATAGAATAGTCATCCTTTAGTAACAATAGTGCATCGGGATATAAATTAATTCTAGATTCTGGTATATTTCCTTTTATATGTCGTTGACGTAAACTTTCAACACCTTGATCTTCTAAATTAAAACAAGCAGAGCATTCATTAGGCCTTTCGTCATTTAATACTTTATGTCGAATATTGCGTATCGTATCGTTATTCCAAATATTTTCTAAAGAATCATTTTGTATCCACCCTATAGGTTGGCTTCGACAACACGCTAAAATTGCTCCATCTCCTCTAGTTGCTAAACCTGTAAACGGATGCATACAGAAAGTTTTACTTGTTTTGTTCAATTGCCCATTCTCTTTCTTTACACCAAAAACATTTATTGCATACAGGAACAGGGTCACCGTATCTATATGTAGTATAATCTAATCCTGTAAATTCTCCTTCGCAGCTTCGAGTTATATTAAATAAATCCATAATATCTAATCGTTTATACTGCGCTACTATCCAAGATTTATCTACAAATCTAAATGGATGGCTAGCAACCTTTCCCATATGTATCATATATTCTAGATGTTTGTTTTCATCTAATTGGTCAATGTCTCTTTCGTGCATTCCTCCTAAATCAATACCTTTAGGATTACGTGTAACAGCATTGTAATAAACTTCTATATTTTCTGTAAAGCAGACATATTCTGAATATGCTCTAATTTGTGCATTATCCCCACTAACTATTTTTCCATATTCGTCTTTTATAATAGGACCAGTATTTCCATATTCAATATCAGGTGCAATAAAGTTAGTATGCCTTACAAGTTTTATATTTGGAAATCTTTCTAGTAACCAATTAAAAATAGTTAAACTATCGTATCCTTGCCATGGTCGAGTTTTCCACATGCGTGTATGTGAAATAATATGTACTGTTTGATCCTTTACTAATGAACATATTAAAAATGATAATAATGCTGAATCAGCTCCTCCACTTACACTAATTGCGACATTTTTCCATTTGTTATCAAAAGGAATTTTTACACCCTCAATATTATAGGTTTCCATTTTTTTCTAAATACCTTAATAACGGACTTATTCCAACTGGATTTCCATTGTTTAATGCTATATATATACTTTTAGTTGGAGTAAGATTAAAATCTTTACATATTTTATAATAGTTATTACTGTGTGTCAACCAAAGATGATCTATTGGAATGTTTCTTAGAAAATATAGACCGATATTTGCAATAGCCCGTAAGTTCATATTGTAATCATTCATTATAGATATTGAATCAGGCTTAGTACTTTTAGACCATCGTAATCCAATTCGATTCCATCCTAATCCTAACCCTTTGCTAAGACTTATAGCGATGCTTTCAATGGCAGGATGAGAAAAATCAAAATCTATACCCTTACAACATGTTATCCATGCTCCATCGATGTGTACTTCTATATTTTTTTCAATACACTCGTCTAATATTTCATTCATTTGATAATGTACATCACCGGTGCTTGGAAAAGGCATAGCAATAATAAGAGGTGTATTCTTCACGAGATTTTTTGGTTGGCTATAAATTATATTTGGATTTAATCTTTCGTGATATCTGTAATCACCCCTTAAAATTTGTGGAGATGTTCTCATATAAATCGAATCGATAAAATGAGTACATCCTATACATATATCTTTTCTAACCCAATCTTTGATTTGTTTTAAATTGTTTAATGGTGATGATGTTATATATTCTTCCATCTCGATTTTAAAATTTTCATAGACTTGATCTGATGAATCTACTAAAATTTTTCCCTTAATTGTATCTTTTATAAGATTTTCAATTTTGTTGTCTATAAATGGGTTGGGTCTATTAATTTGTAACCATTTATTACTATAACTAGTAGCAGTTTCTATTTCTTTCATTTTACATCTCTAATAGATAATTTGGAGGATTATGGAATGCGATTGTAGCACTCAGTCTAGGTTCTGTATACTCTTTGTTAGTCCATACTCCGTGTGGAATTCCTGGATTAAAAATCAAAGGTTTATTTAATTCAAATGATCCTAATTCACCTTTAATTCCATTTTCATCTATATGCAAATATGGCATTTGATTTTCTAAGTATTTTAATGTAATAAACTTTTTATCAACATCAAAAAACTTAGTTTTAGATCCGTTACAATTTTTAATTGGCCACAAACATCTTGCTGGCGCAACCTCAGGATCGAGGGGTGAATGGTCGATATGTATACCCCCTTCAAATCCGGATTCTGCGTAAATAATTGAAATTTTTCTTCCAAACAGGTTTATTTTTTTGAAGATTGCATCTAGTTCGGGTATTTTGATCATTACATCATCGAAGTTTAAATTATTCCAAAATATTTTATCATTTAAAATGTTAGTGTAGTCTTTAACATAATGATAAAGTTTTTCAGAAATAATTTGATGATTGTCAACATCTAAATAATGATAAATTTTATTCATATTATCCTTTATAATTTAATTTTTTTAAAATATAATCATCAATAAAATTTTGATTATTTTTAAACAATGGATATGTATCGTCTATTGTTAGATTTTGCTTTTCTTCCAACGGCAAAATTTTATTATCTGAATTAACAGTAATGTGTCCAATTGAAAAATTATCTAATAATCTAAATTTTTCAGATATTGTTTTAGAAATATCGGTAGATATACGATAATCCATAAAATCATTTTCCCATATTAAATGATTTTCTCCTCCTAAATTTAAACCATTATCAACGACAGAGTATCCTATTTTTCTATAACCATATTTTCCATAATTAATACTAATTTTTGAATCTCTAATTAATTCATTATTATAAATTTCTAAAGGATTCATTTGAGTAACTTGATCGTTCCAATTTTCTAATAACCATTGATGTGTGGTATTAATACTTTCTAAAGATTCAAACGGTAGTCCGCATATAAGAGAGATAGTTGCTCTATAAAACCCGTGTTTTTTAAAATACTCTTTATGATCTATTAACCCTTTTTTTAATTTATCAGGATCCATTCCTTTACCTATGGATTTTCCTGAATCGTGATTAAAGGTTTCAATTCCATAAAAATGACCTAAAAAATTCATTCTTAGTAATTCATCTTTTTCGACTTGTCTAGTTACAAGTAAATCGGCTCGCAATCCACCACTAAACCAAGGTCGGAAAGGTAATTTCTCAACAATATTTCCATATTTAATTATTTTTTCTGTATAATCATTAAATGTTTCGTCCACTACGATATAGTTTTTTGTACCCCACATATCGTATGCATGTAATAATTGTTTTTCAAAATTATCAACATTTCTAGTATAATCTCCCTTAACACCTAGTATTGGAAAATTACAAAAGTGGCATGAAAATCGACACCCCCTGCTAAATTCAATAGGTAAAAACTCATTTTCATTTATAAAATCACGATCTTCATATATAATAGATGGATCTCTTATTGGAAATGCAGGATAATCGTGCAATGCATTAATAACTTTTCTATTATCTGATAACAATTTTAATTTAATATTAGGGCCGTTGCTAAATTTATATTTTAATAGTGCATCAATAGCGTTTTCACCATAACCTGAAATATAATAATCTATTGATTTACTAAAAAATAATGGATCATTTGACGAGCCTGAAATCAATATTAAATGTGGATATTTTTCTTTAAGCCAATCACAGAATAAATTTAATTCATCCGACCAATATGAAAATGTAGGACTGAATCCTATGAATTTACTTTCACTATTTAATCTATTTTTACATAATATTTTTAGATTTTCTAATGACCAAAAACAGGTAAAATCAATAACCTCAATATCCCAATTTTGTTCTCTTAAATGAGTAGCAATTCGATGAATTCCAGCAATTCTTCCGTTACTTATTTTTGAATTAATATTAAATAGAAGAGCATGAAACATTTTATATTTATAGTAGTAAAATATTGGTAATAAATATCTACATGTTGTATAAAACTAGTTTAAATATTGAATTATCTTTATTTGATAAAATTTTAAAAAATTTATCTAAAATTGATTCTAAATTAATATTAAATTTTCCTACCGGGAGATTTTTTTATGATTCTTGGGAAATTAAAAAAGAGTTAAAAGGAACATGTTGGGAAGAAATATTAAATACTTTACCTATAGATATTGGTGAAGCAAGGATTATAAAACTAGAACCTGAAACTTGTTATGTTAGTCATGCTGATATAGATGATAGATACCATTTAAATTTACAAGGTGAACAATGTTATTTAATTGATTTAGATAATAAAATAATGCATCAACTTAAATGTGATCAAATTTGGTATGATATGAATGCGGGAATTTTGCATACGGCAACAAATTTTGGAAATTATCCTAGAATACAATTAGTAGTTAGAAAATTATTATTACCAAATATTATCAATGATCCTATAAAAATTAAAATTTTTCCAAATTTAAACAATCATGATGAAGTTCGATATGCATTTGATGTTAAGATAAGTCCTTGGTTAAATCAAGCTAACAAGCAAGGCATTATTAACAATTTTGTTTATGAAAATACAAATATAAGTTTTAATTTAGAAAAAAAATTTCTTAATGAAATATATAAAATTATTCCTCAATCTTTAAAGATTGAACACGAATACCATTATTAAATATAATTGCATCTTTATTATATTTTAATAAACTTTTATTAATTAATTGATCTCTTTTTTCTTTATCAATTAACCCTGTTGTAAAAAGCGTAATTTTATCAGGTCCGCATAAATCAGCACCATGCCAATTATACATTTCAGATATACAATATCCTGGAGTTTTTTGTGAAATATTAGCATAGTATTTTTCTCCTTTTTCGGTACCTGATAAAAAAGTACTAGGATAATGATGTTTAGATAATTGTATGTTAAATCTTCTAGGCTCGTTTTCTATAGATTTTTCATCAGGATCGTCGTAATTATCATCTTTAAACCAGTCTATATGTGATTCAACATCGGATATTTGTAAAAAAAGAGTAGCTATAGATAACTCCTTATAAGGTAGTTGATTTAACATATGTTTAATATTTGGAAATTTCTTTTCAATATCGTTAACAAATTCTAATTCTTTTTTTGTTGAAACATATCTATTAAACCAATGATTATTTACTTTTTTATGATCATACCAATCAGCAGGATTAAATCTCCCACATACAGGGGTTATCAACCAACATGGTCCGTTTTCTTCAGTAAATTCTCTTTTAATATGATTTTTATGACAGTATTTGATTATTTCATTTTCATCAGGTAATTGATAATCCAAATCTAAAGGTAAAAACCCAATAGTTGGTTTGTCGGCTTTATATATGTCTATCATTGCCATCTCTTGTTATTGTTTAATTGTATTAAAAATTCTTTAGGAAAGAATTCCCATACTGTTTGAATTGACCCTCTATAAAATACTTCTTTTATGCGTTTCATTACATTTTGTTTTTCCATTGCAGGTCCAAAAATCTTATGTACTAATCTTTGTGTCCCAACCAAACTTTCATTAGATGTAATATAAAGTTTTGAATTTTCTGGTACCCAATTTAAGCAAGCAGGTATTAGAAATTGAGCTGTTGGATTTTGATGTTTAGTTATTACACTTATAGTACGTAATGCTTTGTTGTAATCTTTATCTAAGTAATTTGTAAATACGCATGTACGAGCAGCTATTCTATAACTATTTTTGCCCATAACATCATCAAAACTATGAGCACCTACACTACCAATAGCAATATCATTAAAATATAAAATAAAAACTTGTTTCTCTCTTTCGTTTATAAAACAATCAACTAATGATTTTTTAGAAGAATTATTAGTAAATCCTCTAATACTTGCTTCATAATAAAAATTAGAAAGATCTAAATCGTCAGTAAATGGAACTATTTTATACATAATACTTTCTCTATAAAATCTTTTGGATAATTTGTTCTGAAACTCTCCCAACATAATTTTTGTAATATATCGAAACTTTGAGGTTTATCCCAAACTATTCCAAGTTTTTCTGTATATTTCTTTAGTTCTTCCTGTCTTGTGCTATATATATGACTTTCGACATCTTTTATACTAATTTGATTTTCGTCGTGATTGTATGTAAAAAAATAATTAATACTTTTTAATTTTTTATTTACTAAAAAATAACTACTTGGATGCATAGAATATTTATAGATTTTTAACTTACGATAAATTTTAATCATTTCTAACATTTGATCTTGCCAGTCTGGTAGTATCTCATCAAAAGAGCAATTATTTTTATCTAAACTTCTTTGCCAAAAATCAACTCCATCAATTTCTAAAAATATTTTTTTATTCTTATAATCTATATCTAGTATAGTTGGAATTATATCTAGGTTGGTATTACTTAATAATGTTAGAAATTTTACTTCTCGTTCCCATTTTTCTTCCATTTTTTCTGGATCAATTACTTGATTTTGTCCTTTGTGATACTCAGTATCGTTATAGTACCATTGACAAAATGTTTTTTGATCAGATGATATTAAGCTTGTGTAAATTAAATTATTGCGACAAAGACCGTGTTCCGGAAGATTATTATAATAATAATTAAAAATCATTTCATATCCTCTGTTTGATAACTATCTTATATATGTTAATTGGAGATAGTTCTATATGATTAAAGGAATTAATAATAAACCTTATTTAGATTTAGAATCATATATTGATATGAATACATTTAATAAGTTACAACCAGAAATTATTCGAGGTTTTGCGGAAGCTAGAGAATTTGCTAAAGAAGGAACATGGATGAAACCTGGATTTTCTTTAAAAGACATGAGTTATCTAGTATCATGGAAACCTATATATAAAGCTATAGATGAGTTTTTAGATTTGCCTGATGATGATCCAATAAAACAAGGTGGAATTGATCTTTATAAAGATTTCCATGATTTTAGGATTAGAAATAAATTTACTCGATATATTAAAATGGCAATGGGAGCATATGATCCTTACATTTATTATTTTCTTTGGGACCAAGGGAGTTGGGACGATAGAACCTCACCGAGGAAATTAACAGAAGAAGCAAAGTATTTTCCAAATACAGTTAAATGGATAGAAAATATGATAACTTCTAATATATTTAATAATATTGGTAGAGTTATCTTTTTTCATTGCGAAGCCGATGGTATTCCGTTTGAACATCGTGATCTAGATGGGTCAAAAGGTAAGGATCAAGAGTATTATTCTCATCGTAATGAATTTATACATATTCGTCCTAATACCAAGAAACCTTTTTACTTATGGGATCCTGAAAAGAAAAATAAAATCTATATCAATACACGAGCAGCTTGGTGGAATGATCAAGATTGGCACGGTGGAGATAAAATAATAGAACAAAGTTATGGCTTACGCATAGATGGAAAATTTTCAGATGAATTTAGGAAGAAATTAGGGATAGATCATTTAGATTGTTATTAATTTTTTTCTTACTTTATTAATTAACAGGAGATAAGTATCTTTATGATAGAGTATTTTGGAAATTGTTCCGGAATTATAAATTGGAATGAAGTTGTTGATTCTTTAAAAGATCAAGAGCCAGCATATATTGGGCCAAGACACAAAGCAACTGATAATATAGAAGGTATAGATGAAGTTGCTATATTATGGGAAAGATTAGGGTATAAAACTATCCACGACGGTGGTGTTGCTGGATGGGATATGTTTTTGCCAGGAATTAATTTTGATAGATCTATAGTTAAAAAGTTTATCAAATGGACAGGAGTAACAAATAATGGTCCAGAATATGCATGGATTAGTCGAATCAATCCCGGAAAAATGGCTCCATGGCATTGGGATGTAACAGACGATGAAGCAACTTTATCTAAAGAATCCGTTAGATTTCATTGTCATATAATTCCACAATCTCCAGGACATTCTTTTTTTGTAGGAGATTCTTGTTTTTATAATCAACAAATAGGTGATGTATTTAAATGGAACAATAGAAAATTATGGCATGCTGGATCAAATTGTGGCATAACTCCAAAATATATTTTTAATTTTTGGATATAATATTTTTATCTATAAAATTTTCATAGATTTCTTTAGTTAAATTATTTGGCCAAAACGAATATTTTAACATAGTATTTGTAAACATTAATTTTAAATTAATATATCCGTTCTTTTCACATTCTAAAAATCTATAACTACTATCACCTAGTAATCCTTTAATATTTTCTAATTTAATAAATTTAGTATCTTCAGTACAACATGCATAGAAATCAAAAGTTTTCATTTCTAAATTATTATCTAAATAATAACAATGTGGATATGCTGATAATTTATATATTTGATTTTTTAATTGTTCTTGTATTATTTCTTGATATTTTATTTTACATATATTAATTAAATTTTTATCTCTTCCATATAGTATTTCATTACAGGTATTATTGTACCATTTAAAAAATATTTGTCTTTTAATCTCATTAATTTCTAATATTTCAGGAACCCATTTAAATTTAGAACAATGTAATAGATATTTTTTTTCTCTAAAAAACATATTTTCAACAAGTTCTTCTGTGTAATATTCTGGATATATTTTTCTTTGCTTTAATTGGTATTCAGAGGGATAACAAAAATTCATACAAAAAACATCTTTTTTTTGGTTTATCCTCGGTTCGTAAACCATCTGAGTTGTTTCTCTTTCTAAAGTTTCATTTAATATTTTATGATAAAAGTGCCAATTGTTGATATCCATTGAATATTTATATACGCACTTTTTAATTCATAAATAAGATATGTTTAAAATTCCAAATTCATATGATAAATCTTTTTTAGAATATGAAAGAATACACCCTGTGTTTAGTTCTAAAATTAAAAATCTTATAAACGATATAATAAATGGAAATTTTAATAAAGATTTTCGAGATAATTACTATTCTATGTTAGAAAAAAACAGTACACACGATCTTGTTGATTTGTTTAAAACACGTATGTTAGAAAAAATACTGTCGAGCAAATTAAATAATTTAAAAAATCTTGAATTATTTACAAATATAGATGTTTGTTTGGGATGTACACAATATATAGACAATCTTTATTTGTATCATGGTGTTAATAAACTTCAGATTTTATCTGGAGAATATAGATATCATCAACGATTATATCCATCTGTACATATAGTAGATAACACTGATATATTAAAAAATAGAGATATTATAATTAGTTTACCATTTGTAAACGGAAACAAACATACAAAGATGAACGATATACTAGATAAATGTTTCGAAAATGGAAGTAAATTACATATTGATTGTGCTTGGATTACTGCTTCTAAAAATATAGATTTTGATTTTTCACATCCATCTATTGAGAGTATTGGATTTAGTCTTAGTAAAGGATTTGGATTAGGATGGAATAGGATAGGAATAAGATTACAAAGAAACAGAACAATTGATTCAATAAAGATAATGAATGATCATCAGATGATTCCTACAATGTTAATATGTATTGCTAATCATTTTATTGATAATCTTGAAATAGATCATTTATGGAATGAACATAGTAATCGTTATGATAAAATTTGCACTGATTTTAATCTCAAACCAACATCCTCAATACATGTAGCATTGGATGGTAATAAATTAGTTGGTACTTGTAATCTAATACGATACTTAGAAAATGTAGGTAAATGATAGGTATGAGTTTTTTTAAATATGACATTGAGTTATTAGAAGTAGAAAACAGTTCTTTATGTAATGCAGCTTGCCCGCAGTGTACTAGACAAGCACTTGATAATGATAGAAGTTGGTTCACACAAGATTATCTAAAATTAAAAGCCTTTCAACAAATTCCTGACGAAGTTTGGAAGAAAATAAAGAGGGTTTCGTTTGCTGGAACTATGGGCGATCCCTGTGCTGCTCCTAATTTAATTTCAACAATTGATTGGATAAAAGAAAAAGCTCCTCATGTTTATATTAAGATTGAAACTAATGGAGGACTTAAAGTTCCTGAATTTTGGAAAAGACTTGCTCATTCAATCGGAAAAAACGGACATGTTCAATTTGCTATTGATGGATTATCTGATACTAATCATATATATAGAGTCAATGTTAATTGGAATAAATTAATGAATAATATTAATGCATTTTTATCTAATGGTGGAAATGCTCATTGGCAATTTATTGTTTTTAAACATAATGAACATCAAGTAGATGAAGCTAAACAAATGGCAAAAGATATGGGATTTACTTTTATTAATATAAAAAAAAGTCATAGATTTGTGTTTGATGAAATGTTTAATATGAATAAAATTGGATCTAATGGTATTCCAATTCTTCCTCCTGAAAATAAAGAATATGTTCATAAAGTTTTATTGAATAAGAGAGAAAATATTACACTAGATGGTATTATAGATAACACTATTGGAAAAAAAATCCATTGTTTTGTTAAAAAGGAAAAATCATTATATATTGATAGTAAAGGACGACTCTTTCCTTGTTGCTTTATAGCAGGTTCTTTATATATTTACGATCATAAAGAAGTTAACGACGGATGGTTAGATATATGGAATAATTATGGAAAAGATAAAATTTGTTTATATAATTACGGATGGGATGAAATTTTAGAAGGAAAATTTTTTAAATTAATTGAAGAAAGTTGGAAAGTTACAGACAAGAAAAAAACAATATTTGCTTGTTTAAGTACCTGCTGTAACTCATCAACTGATCAAGTAAACGATCCTAATCTATTTGGCGAATTAGATCAAAGGCTTTAATAAAACGCATTATATGATGTACCGTCGTAAAATACAGGATATGGCTTACTTCCACCTTTACTTGCTGGGTTCCAACTAACGCCGTTTGCTGTATATATAGTACCTGTAACAGGACTTGTTGGAGCACTTGTTAAAATAGCTGGCCTAATACCGCGATCAACTGATAAATCACCATTATCGTTAAAATCAAAGAAATGAGGATTTCCAGTAGTATCTACTGAGTACACAGATACTTTTCCTGATGAAGTTGATGATGTTGCTAAACTAGTTGATGTAAATATTACACCGCCAATATCCGCATAATCTTGACCATTCCAGGCAGTGGATTTTAATGCAGATGCCATATCACTTGCACGTATTGGTGTTGGAGAACTCATAGTTCCTCGAGATGATCGCATCTCAATAACTGGTATGTTATAAGTACCACTGACAGTACCATATAATGTTACACATCTTTGAGGTCCACCATACACATTTAATGTGTTTAACTCTGTCAAAGTTCCAATATTAACTTCCGTAAATGAACTACCGACAATTTTATCGATTCTAATTTTATTAGTTGTAGAACCATCATATACTACAGTTCCATTATACGAATACAAAGGACCCTTAAAACTTCCTATATAACCAGCTGGTCCAGAAGGTACAGATCCAGTATAACCAGTAGCTCCAATTGATCCAGTGTACCCAGTAGCACCAATTGACCCAGTGTATCCATTACCCCCTCCACTACCTTCGGAAGTTACTAAATTTCCACCTACAGTACTACCGTCTCCAATGTATAACTCTTTGGTATCAGTAGTATAGATTAATTCTCCTTCAGCTGGGGTGATTGTTAATCTTTCTGCGTCGGTACCTCTGCGTATTTTAAGTGACATGAATGAACTCCTAGATCAGTTGTTTTTATTTATCTGATCTAGGTATAGTTAAATCCACTTTGACTTGAATTCGTCTAGTTCTCTTTTGCTAAGATTGTATCTATTAGCGATTCCGTCTTCACCTCGTAATCCATCCAACAGTGTTACCCACTTATCGTTGCTGATTAATTTCTTTAGTAATTCTACTTCAAGTCGGCTAACCTTAACTGAGTTAACAGCATAGTCTTCAAATGCTTCACAAGCTAGTGGAAATAACGGTCTAGCAAGATCATACATAGCACGAGCAAACTCCTGTATTTCCCACTGTGCGTGGCTATCCATACGCAAGCGAGCCATATGTAAGAAGTTCTTTAAATTAGCCTTCCAATAACACTCAGTGTACCCACCTACTGGGAGGATCGCACGAGCAGTTTCTCTAGCCAGGCCAAAGTCGTTGATATGACGTTCGTAGAGTTCATAGTTGTGATCCCACGCTCCGAGCATATCGTCAATGACGTGTTGTCGTTGGATGTCATCGAGTTCACCCGCTCTACCTTGCTTATTGGTTGTACTTTGAGGCTTGAGGTTCTGCGGTTCGGGTATATAGAATTCATCGGTAATGACCGAGTA